AAACTTTTGCCTTCTACAGGTACGACGTAGGCTGCCACGATATTGTGTTTGTGTAGTGACGGTGCACGGTTAATAAAGACAGGGCGAGTCTCTAGGTCATGGTACAACACTGACTTCGCAGCCGCTGACTTATCCTCGATCATCTTACGGGCCACTAGAGGAGCGTAGCCTTGGTTTATTAAACCACGCATAATAAATTTACCATGCGTAGTCCACAGCATCTCCTCAGGAACCCCAACCTGATCCAATTCTAGTGTGTTATCCGGGGTTGCGGTGGCGCGGCCGGATAGATCTTGTTGTCGCTTCAGAATCTTCTTGTGGAAAAATCCCGACTTGGGTGAACCCATACCTGTTATCTGCCGAATAAATCCTTTTGCAGGAACGGTACGGTTTTGAAGCTGTGGACTAGTAGGATCTCCGGTACCTACAAGAGCCGATACGGAGTTATAAAGGGCTATGCGACCCTTCGCTATTTCATCAGGGAGCTTCGTTTCTTCGATGTGACCCTTTAGGGCTTGGCTGGCCAGCGCCACGTCACGATAGAAGTAATTAGCGTCATTGATTTGCAGCTCTCCGCCGCGAGCAGACGGTGTGATCGGGCGTACGATCGGAGGAACTACCGGAACCTTAGACCAAATATAATAATCACCGAGTTGGGTAGATCCCTGCGCTTTAGCGGCAGTAATGTAACCAAGTTGTTTGACTAGATTATCTAAATTATTACTGCGTGCCGTCTTTATTTCAGCCCGGAGGGCTCGTTCTCTCTCGTCTAAGTTAATCTTATTTAACTGCGCTCGAATGCCTGCACCGCCTACGTCGGCCATGCGTTGAGTTAGTTCTTTGCCAGTTAAACCTAGTAAGCGCCGGACTGGTTCCTCAAATACGGGATTGATTACAGGTTCGGCCAACGTAATATGTGACCAGCGTTTGCCATCTACACCACCAGTTAAATTAAAGTCAAAGAGACCACCCTTTTCAGGCTTTAAGTCCTTGGAGTTTAATCCTAGTGAACGTGACTTTTCTAGATCAGGAAGCATAAGCGCGCCTGAAGACATTCGATCAATGTCCTTATCGGTAAGTGCACTTAAGCCGAGATACGCACCCTTTTTTTGTACGTTAACACCCGACCCCTTCATCATTGTAATAAATTTCTCAGTAACAAAGGGCGTTTTAAGCGCAGGCGCAGGCAGGCCAAATTCTATGGCCCGCCAATACTCATCGCTCTTTTCACTCTTAAGCGTTAGCATTTCTTTAAGGTTGTTACGCGCGTTGTGTGCAAGTAGCGCGTTAACCTCCATTATACCTAAGCCCTTAGCACCTGCTTCGCCTCCGCGTAACGGCTGCATGTTTACGTCGTAACCGGTCACGCCATGCGCGGAGTAATTAGTATCGGTGGATTTAAATAGCTTATGTACGTAGGACTTACCTACAAAAATATTCTTTATGTGCCGTTCTGAAATCGGATCATAAACAGTTTCTTTATCTTTAACGCCATGCTCCTTTAACACGCGCTTAGCATACTCAACGTTGCTCTCTGCCATGAACTGCGGAACGAGTATGGGCTTCCCTGTCTTAGCCGCTACCTTACCTAAGCTAGCTTCAACTATCTGTGCGGGATTTATACGGCTAACTATACCTGCTGACGTAAACAAGACGTCAATAGGTTCGTTCGCTTCGTTCTTAATCATATGCTCATCAGGTATGATTTCAGATACTACGCCCTTACCGCCATAGCGGTTTGCCAGCTTATCCCCGCGCTTCATAGGCTCCAGGGTATGCAGGGTAATCATTGTCTGTCGAATGGAATCGACTATATCAACGACAGTACCCTCGCTTGAGTGCTCCCAAATAACTGAGCTATTCCTATAAGGTTTAACTAAGGATTTATGGAAGTCCCCATAGAGTGAAGCTTCTTTTGTTTGTGGTGCCTTCTGTAGAGCTAAGATTACAGGATCCCCATCCTGAAATTTCGCACCGGGTCTAGCGATACCATTATCATCTAGCTTACTTAATTGTGCTCCCGTATACTTACTGCCGTAATAGGTAATAAATTTATTCTTACCTGTAAAGATAGTAGGGCTTTTGCTCAGTACCTCTTTATACATGTGCTCAGAAGTTAACTTCGCAGCAGCACCTTCGCTTATGACTACGGCGTCATTAGAGTTTTTACCGTAGTAAGCTATGTAGGCCACGGTCAGGTTTTTACCTAACGCGCTTACGCCGTCTTTACTGAAATTAGATTCTGCCAGTAATTGGTTAGCCTGTACTTTATCTCCGGGCTTAACTATTACAGTATTATGATGGCGAGTCTTAGACGCGAATGGATAGTTGGTATCGTAAGGTAATTTGACTATACCGGAATCTACCGCGCCTGTTTTAGGGCTTAATGGTTTATCGAGTTTAATGTAAACAAAGTCAGCATCTACTTTAGTAACAGTACCCGAACCCGGTGCTGTCGGATTCATAATATGCGCCATCTCGCGATCCATACTGATTCCACGCGGCCCTAAAGCTTGAACTAAAGGCGCTTCACGTGCAATCAAAGGCAGAGCTTGCGTTTGATATTTAGATCCCATGATGGCGCGGTTGCCTTGCATGCCATCTACAAAGGGCACAAGGCCTGCCATCGGACTGAACATGTGCGATGCATCAGCTAGCATGTAGTCAGCTTTATTTTTGGGCACTGACACTATAATAGAGCTGCGAATAGCATCTACCTGTGCTTTACCTTCCTGCCCCGGAAAAGCTACGGTGCTTTTAGCTAATTCTTGCGCGGATACATGTACTAGTTTGCCCGTACGCATATCACGCATCTGCGCGTACATGTTTCCTTGGCTGTCCTTTGCCGCCGTGAGGGCTGAGCGAAGATCAATACCTGTGTTGCCGCCTTCGGCAGTACGCACAGGGTCAATAATACCCATATGCGTGTTATGAATCTTGCGACTTTCAAAAGGAATTACGCGCTCACTGGCAATACCACCTTCGCCAAGCGAAGTAATTTTCATAGCTTGGTCGATGACTTCTACCGGATTAATCTGCATAGGTAGTGCAGACAAATCTGAACTTGTAAGAAATGTATTTAAAGACTTAGTAAATGTTGATTTAGGAACTACCTTGAGGATAGTTTTATCTATAGATCGATTTAGACGCTGTTCTACTTTTTTAGCGATAGTGCGTCGAGCGTGAATGTCTAGACGTTCTTTGAAGAAGTCGTCTACCGAGTGGATTGTCTTAAACTCTAAGTTATCACGGTCGTCTGCCTCTTCCTCGCCCTTTTGAACACGTATTAACTTTCTAGACGCGGTTAACAAAGCTAAAGGCGACGCATTTGTAAATGGCGTATTTAGAGTGCGGTTTGTGACTTCAGGGTCTAGCTCTGTCTTGCCAAAGTAATCGTGTAAAAAAGTTTTCTTACCTTCTAACGTAGAAGGCATAACGTCTGCAGCACGTTTTAGTTTGCTTACAGCTTTAGTAACTAAGGCATCCTCTTTGTCAGTGGAGGCGGTTACGTTCACTGCGTGTAAATCAGCTCCCCAGTATTTTCTGATATCAGTGTCGGGAACCGACATTGCGCGTAACAGGGGATACAGGGGAAGTTTACTAGTACCCAGCTCCATGTGCATGCGGCCTGTTTCAGGCTCCATGGATAACCTAAAGTTAGCACCCTTACTTAGGTTGAACGACGCTTCGAATTCCCCGTTAGCACGTTCTCGAGTATAAACTCCGGATTTTAAACGTAGCTGGTTGGGCAGGGTATACTCGTTACCGCCGACAATAAAAGTCTGGCGTTCGGTAAGATACGGCACCTGGGCTAGGTTATGATTCTTTTCGACCGAAACAACCTTACCTGTTTTATTGTCAGTTAAAGTAAGTGTCCCGGTAACTGTCTCATGTATGGTACGTCCGCGCATGATTGCGTCTTTTTGTTCATTACTGGAATATTCTTTATTCTTAAAAGAAATGTCTTTAACCGATATTGTGTGGCTTCGGCCGATTATAGGAAATAGACCGGCTAGCCCTTCGGTAGTCTTCTCCCGGATCTGCTGACGCCGAGTGTCGGGAGTAACTAACAGGGAGTGCAGCTTGGGTGTCATAGGCAATAGTCCAACTATTCTAATTATACACTGTTTAATGGTAAAAGTAAATGGAGACTCTACACCATATTACAGGAGAACACATGAACTTCGTAAACGTCCAAACACTGGAGTTTAACCGTCTTTGCGTGCTGTACGCAGAGATGGGCAAGCTCAATGAGCTCGTAGCCATCTTTACCTTTCGGGGAATCTTCGACGACTTGGGCGCACCACTGCAGTCTGCGCGTCTGGCGGCACACGCCGAGGAACTCGTGATCGAGTGGGATGCCCGACAGGCTGGCAGGGCCTGTTACTCATGCAGCCAACCCCAGCCCGGTGGACGGCTGTGTACGTGCTTTTTCGGGGCGCTAATAAGCACACATAACTTGCCAGAGGTACTGGCGACGATGGGTGATCGCACCCTCTACACGACGTACGTATGTACGACGTGCAAGAACATCAAGCCGATCTACGGGAAGACGGTGAAAAACACCATGTTCCCTAAAGACCCGGCGCGGAAGACGTGGCCGGTGTACCGGCTACTTCGGGTCTGTTTGGATTGTCAGGAGCCCAAGGGGGCTACTCTGAACAAGCCCAAGCAGCCGAAGATCCGCCCAGAGATGCGGGGACTACCCCGTGTCGTAACGCAGACTCCTGTGCAGGCAGCACCGGAGTCAGTAGAGGTTCTGCAACAGGAAGTTCTGTCGCAGGCGACGGTAGTGACTCAACAATAGGAGATAGATACAAATGTTCGTTGCTGCATTTTGGCTGATCGTGGTTCTCTAAGCGAGAACCATTATTAAAACAGCTAGAGGCCGTTCGAATATGCGTCTTCGTCGTCCTCTTGATTAGTTTCGGTGTCCCCGGAGTCGTCCCCTGTTTTGGGCGACTCTGGGGACATTAGTTCGGCAATAGACAGTACGTTACCGGCCGCTTTTTTTAGCGTTTGAGGCTCGCCCCATTCTAACCAAATAACGACAGTACCGTCTTTTAAGAAAGATGTTTCTTTTTTAAATAAAACAGCCTTGGCCTGTAATGTCTTATTCATGATCTCAGTAAGTTTATCTGAGTCATCGACATCGTCATAGGAAGGCATTCCGTTATCGGAGCCACTAAGGACTTGTCCGATTAGTAATCGCGCACATTTATAGGTATAATCGTAATTAACCCCATTAGGGATTTGGTCAGGATCTCGAGTTAAGACACGGCTTACTAGATCCATAGGATCTGTGCCTAAAAAAGGATTGGGAAGCCCGCCCTCAACATCCTCCGGCCTTTCGGGTAAACGTTGGGCATCTTCAATAGACTTTGCGAATTCATTACTCATTGCTGTAGCCCTGCGTCGGCGGTGGCTTGTTGTTTAGCCATTTGATCCTGTGTGTCTTTACGATCTTTCACTACCGCGTACATAACGGGATCCTCTTGAGATAAGTGGTCCATATGCGATCGGGCAGTGCCTTGATCCATTTGAGAGAGTGTCGATAGTATTTCTTCTGCACGAGCTATTACTTGTTGTGGATTGTAAGACAGCCCGGAACCTCCACCAGCCGCAGCTTCTTGTGAAGCTTGTTGAGCTAGTGTTGTTTGTAATTTCTGAAGCTCTTTCTGCAGTTCCATCGACATGCGAGCTTCATCTAGTTGTTCCTGTTTGCGTTTCTTACGCTCTTCCCAGATATCCATATCATGCAACTCGAGTAATGAGGTAGTCGAGATTGCCTGGCTCATTTGATTTAGCTGCACAATCATTTGTTTTTGCTGGGTGTCGTCAATTAACTTGAAAGGTGTAAATTCACCCTCCACTACGTGCCAGCCTAAGATTTTGGATACCTGTACAATTATCCAATTTAGCTGATCGTTTAGATGGTTAGTGTACGTTTGTAATTGGTTCTCCAGCATTCGAAGCGTGATGGCTGAACCAGTAAACGATAGGCCTCCGTAAAGGAATTCCCTAGGAATACCCATAGCTGCGATAATATTGTCTTCTGCGTCCTTTACTTCACCGAGGGTCAGTAACGCACGCCCGTTACCGCCCATCATGGTTACACCTAGCGCCGCCGGTGCGAACATAATGTGTAGCGGATCCCGTCGCCATTTACGAATATTTGTTTGGAGCTCTTGACGCCATTTAGCGAGATTTATTTGTGACGCGGGATCGGCTGCGCCGGATATAGGGGCGGGGTGTAAAACACGAAAAGGGGTAATGTACTCTAAGGCAATGGCTTCGTTGGCTTTGCGTAAGATCGCAGCGTAGAAGAACAATTTAATTGTCGCTGTTAATGGCGGGAAACCCCATTGCGACTCAATACCTGCAGGAGGGTCTATCTTCATGTGATAGACTTGACCTTCGGCAAATTCAAAGACAGTCTCTTTCTGTAGAGACTTGAGAAATTCGTACGGCATCGTATTGATGATGTGTACGTCGCCCTTCTGGACTTTAGATTTTAAATCTTGTGGGATAGTGTAATAGTACTTAGATTCCCCTGTAATAGGGTTATAGTTAATATCAATCAGCTTCGGATCCCACCTAATAAGATTTATTTTTTCTTTGTTAGCTACCGGTTCGTCTTTGATTGTTCCTTCAACCTGTCGATCACAGCCCATACAAAGATATGAAAAACTCAATACTTTGTATTTAAATTTGTACTTGGTCTTTTTAATGTTGGTTTTAGCTTTACAGGTACCACACACTAGAAAGCGATTGAACGGTTTATATACTGAGGTAAAGGAGTTGCCATAAAGGTGCAGATCTAGACCGGCTTTGATAGCAATATTCCGTACCTTCAATGTTTTATTGAGTACGTTTTCCCAATTCTTTTTTAACGTTTCTTCTTCTGTTTTAATCTGAATCTTGGTAACAGGGTATTCACTGAATTTCTTGAGAGCTGCGAAGATATGTGCTGAGTTGTAATATAGATACTCAACCCATCGGAAAAGGTCCTTGAGCTTACGGGGAGCAAAACCCGTCAAGAAGTCGAACATCGGGTGCGAATGGCTCCCGCCGCGTCGTGACAACGAATTGAAATCTAAGTCTGTGCTCATGCCCGCTCCTAAGGAGAAACTTTGGAATCTGAACTTACATTAGGATCGGTATATAATACACCGATTTTTATATTAAAACACACCGGACAAGATCTTCGTGCTGTTTATGGTGCGGTCTTCAAGGATAACGTGCGCGGCTGGTGGTTCCCAGCTTTCTGGCCTGTGCACAACTTGGTTATAACTGACTTACAAAAAAGTGTACCTAAGCTGGTACTATCTGCGGAAGTCCAAGAGTACACTACTAACTTAGAAAAGTACACTTTCCCCACTGATTTCAACTATTTAACTACGCCCTATGCGCATCAGGAAGAAGGGTTACACCACATACATCGTAACTTACGCGCAGGTCTATTCTACTCACCTGGCTTAGGAAAATGTAAAATCGTAATAGACTTACAGCGGCTGACGGGAGACGCGTTACTTATTCTTTGTCCAAAGGTGATGCTACACACGTGGGCTGAAGAGTTTGAAAAGCATGGTGCCATTAAAGATGTTGTGATCTTGGAAGGTACTAAGAAGCGCAAACTAGACCTGGTTAGCAAAGCTACGAAAACAACCCCTGTTGCGGTAGTCACGACCTACGAGACAGCTACGCGCCTACAAGCGGAATTAATTCAAGTTAATTATACGACCATCATAGCGGATGAATCACATCAACTGAAGACACCGTTCTCACAACGTACCAAGGCAGCGACTGCGCTAGCTTCTCGAGCCTACCGGCGTGTTCTCTTATCCGGGACACCTTCACTGGGATCACCCTTTGACCTCTATGCCCAGTTACGATTCCTAGGTACGTATCTCTGCCCTGAGAACTGGTGGGCTTTCCGGAAGCGCTTTGGAGTATTTCCACCCTCTGAGGATAATGAAAAGGTACCTAAGATATTATTAGGTTTCAAGAATCTAGAGATTATAAATAAACGTGTGAATTTAATTAGCATACAAAAAACCAAAGAGCAATGCCTCGATTTACCAGAGCGTCAGATTATTGATAAAGTTTTTACCTTATCTGGAACGCAGAAAAAACAACACAACGATTTCATTCGAGACATGAGTGATGCCGTGGGCTTTGGTGTGTTGACGCGTATGAGTCAGAATGAACTAAGTTTTACAGATGGCCCTGTTCTCGAAGATTATGTAATCGCCCCTGAAACTATTACGCAGCTAGGTAAGCTAGACCAAATTAACAGCGGCTTTCTCTATCGAACGAAGGTCAATCCCCGGATCTGTAACGGGTGTACTCAAGTTAATACGTGTGTAGCGAACAACGTAGTACCGTACACTTCGGCGTGTTCTGTGGTAAAACAAAAACCTGTTGGGGATACTCTTGATTCTAAAGAGAATACGCGGCTAGACGAGTGTAAAGCTTTACTAGAGAGCATCTTAGAAGACCCTACCAATAAAGTCATTATTTGGACGG